CGCAGCATTCGATGTAAAAAATCGAGTCCTCTACCTACCTATTCTAAAATGGAAGCCTGGTTCAGATGTTTATGATCTGTTCTGTGCCCACGAAGTTGGTCACGCTCTATGGACTCCTTTTGACGGATGGCATTCTTCTATAAGTGAAAAAGGTAAAGGTTACAAATCCTTTCTGAACGTAATCGAAGATGCTCGTATCGAAAAGAAAATCAAGAGAAAATTTGCTGGTGCTCGTAAGTGTATGTTGGGCGGTTATAGTGAGTTGATGAATGAAGATTTTTTCGGATTACGAAAGATGGGTGTCGATGCTAATGATCTTAATTTGATTGATCGTATTAATCTTTACACTAAAGCTGGAACTCAGTATTCGATTGAGTTTACTGAAGAAGAGCGAGAGTGGGTTGAAAAAGTTATGAGAACTGAAACATGGGAAGATGTCGTTGAAGTTACTGATGCTCTTTATGAGTGGTGTAAAGAAAACGAATCCGAAACAGACAATAGTTATAGTGATTTCGATGAAAATGATGAAGATGAATGGGAAGAATCTGAAGAAGATGAAGAAAATACTTCTCCTATTGGTTCCGGCGAAGATGATTCGGATGATGACTCCGAAAAGTCAGAAGAAAATAAAACCAAACCTTCCTCTAAATCAAACGAAGATTCTACTGAAGAAAAAGATGATTCTAAAAACACTTCAAACAATTTTGAAGGCGGAACTAGTAGTGCTGGAATGAATAGCGATATTTCCGAAGAACCATCTTCTTTGACTGATGATAATTTTCGTGACAGAGAAGAAGAAATGTCAGATATGAGTGATGAAGTAAGAATTCCTAACTATCTGACATTTCCAAAAATCAATACAGAATCAATCGTTATTGACCATAAAGTTATTCATAAAGAACTGACCGATTATTACAACAACTGCAAAGGAGCAGTAGATGCCGGAAACGAACTGTTGAAAACGTTCAAAAAGAATAACGGTAAAATGATTAGTTACATGGTCAAAGAGTTTGAAATGAAGAAAGCTGCTGATATTCATCGTAGAGCATATGCTTCTAAAAAAGGCACACTCGATATGAATAAGATTCACGCTTATAAGTACAGTGAAAATCTTTTTCGTCAGATTACTTCTTTACCAGAAGGTAAAAATCATGGTATGGTGATGTTCATAGATTGGTCTGGTTCGATGAATGGTTATATTAAAGAAACTATCGAACAACTGGTAAACTTGACTATGTTTTGTTCCAAAGTTCAGATACCATTTGAAGTTTATGCTTTTACTGACCATTACAGAGATCATACTGAAAACAGTAACAGTTATAGTTTTAACAGAGAAAAATTTGAATATGATGAAACACCTGCTAGAAAGAAGATATCAACCTACAAGAAGAATGATTTGGTCATCAATCAACATTTACGATTGATGTCATTGTTCAACTCTAAAATGAAAAACCGAGAGTTGACAGAAGCATATAGAAACATATTGTTGGTTTCTGATTCATTGTCAAATTATTACGGTTATCGAACTCATAATTATTATGGAGCACCAAACAATTTTTCTTTGGGTGGAACACCATTAGATTCAACAATTGTTTGTGCTAAGACAATCGTGGAAGAGTTTAAGACCAAGACAAAAACTCAAATCGTCAATGTCGTATTTCTTTCTGATGGTCAGAGTAACAGACACATGGAATATATCAACTCCGAAAATAAGTTGAGTAATGTGAATAAAAAAAGTTTACACATTGATGATGTTAAAACTCGAACAAGAGTTTATCCTACAAGAGATAATGGTAAACAAATGGATACAACTTCTATCTATCTTTTAGCTCTCAAAAAACAATTGGGAATAAATCTTCTTGGATTTTTCCTGACTTCTGGTGGAACTAGAAGAACTGCTAGTGAGATGGGCTGGATTATGGAACGATATCCAACTGATGAAGAAGTTTCAAAGTTTCGTAAAGAAAAGTTTTTGATTGAAACAGAAACATCTTATGATGAACTTTACATTGTCAATACTAAAAGTCTTCAGATTGATGATGTTGACCATATGGAAAAAGTTGAAGTCGGTGCTACTAAAGCGGTAATCCGAAGAGCTTTGAAAAAGAACACCAATGGTAAGTTACAAAATCGTGTTCTTCTCAACGCTTTTATCAAAAAAGTTGCTTGATGTGAAGAAAAAACTTGACAAAGAGTCGATGTATTGTTATAATATAAGTATGGAAGTGAGAAGAGATGACTTTTCTCATATTATGTGAACCCTCTCTTGAGAGATTTTGTTATGAGTTTTACTAAAAGACAAGAAAAAGCGATTGATAGTCTTCGCTCGTATCTCGGCGGTAAAAATACTTTTTCCCGTGATGATATTATGAATTTCGTAGAAGATGACGATTTCAAAATAAAAAATGTCATGAAGCCTTGGTTTCTGATTGACCGTATTCCTCGCTCAGAAAGAGGCGCTGATAAAACATATGATTTCCCCTATGGTGATTCTATAGTGTCTACTACTCCTGTAGCAGAAACAATTGTTGCTTATGCTAAACCAGTAGAAAAAGAAACACCTAAAATGGTTTCAAACGTTATAGAGTTTCCAACAAATACTGAATCTTATGTTCCTTCCAAAGTTGATGGATATGTAAAGTTTGGTCATTACAATGATGTAAAAATCATTAAAAAAGCTGGAAGTTTTTACCCTGTCTTTATTACTGGTTTGTCTGGTAATGGTAAGACAATGATGATTGAACAAGTTCACTCTGAACTAAAGAAAGAACTTTTTCGTGTAAACATCACCATTGAAACCGATGAAGATGATTTGATTGGTCACTACGCTCTAATCGATGGTAGAACGGTTTGGCAAGACGGCCCAGTTGTAATGGCGATGGAACGTGGTGCTACACTTCTGTTAGATGAAGTCGATTTAGCATCAAACAAAATCATGTGTCTTCAACCTGTTCTGGAAGGCAATCCACTTCTTATCAAAAAAGAAGGCAGAGTGATTCGCCCCAAAGCTGGTTTCACAGTTATGGCAACTGCTAACACTAAAGGTAAAGGCTCGGAAGACGGGCGCTTTATCGGAACTAACATTCTCAACGAAGCATTTCTTGAGAGATTTCCAATTACTCTGGAACAAGAATATCCTACCATATCAGTTGAGAAAAACATCATCAAAAAACTGATGTCAAATCTTGGTTGTCTTGATGAAGAGTATGCTGTCAAACTGGTTGATTGGGCAGACTTGATTCGTAAAACCTTTTACGATGGTGGAGTTGATGAAATTATCTCTACTCGTAGATTGGTTCATATTGTAAATGCTTTCTCAATCTTCAAAGATAGAATGAAAGCAATATCAATGTGTGTTGCTCGTTTCGATGACCAGACCAAAGACACTTTCATGGATTTGTATTCCAAGTTAGATGAAACTGTCAGTCTTGAAGAAACTGAAGAAGAAAAACCAGTAGTCGAAGAAGTCGAAGATTACTCATAATATATACTACAGGGTGTTGCTCTTGTGAGTGACACCCTTTTGTCATATCTAGTGAATTATAATGGAGAATTATGGAAGTTAAAGTACCTGTCGAGGAATTGCGAGAAAGTAAAATAATGGTTTGTACACCGATGTATGGTGGAATGTGTTCAGGGATGTATTCTAAAGCATGTGCTGATCTTGCTACAGTAGCAACAAAGTATGGAATGGATTTAAAGTTCTTCTATCTATTCAACGAATCTCTTATTCCGAGAGCAAGGAACTATCTAGTAGATGAGTTTATGAGAAGTCATTATACTCATTTGATGTTCATTGATGCTGATATACATTTCGATCCAAATGATGTATTGACACTTGCTGCCTTAGATAAAGATATTGTTGGTGGCCCTTATCCGAAAAAATGTATCGCTTGGGAAAAAGTTCGGAATGCTGTTGATATGGGTTTAGCGGATGATGACCCAACTGTATTGGAAAAATATACAGGAGACTACGTTTTTAATCCTGTTGAAAATACACACAAAATACAGATATCTGAACCAGTTGATACTTTAGAAATTGGAACAGGGTTTATGATGATCAAGAAACAAGTATTCTTAGATTTCAAAGAAGCGTTTCCTCAATTTAGTTACAAACCAGATCACAATCGATCAGAACATTTTAAGGGTGATAGAAATATACACGCTTACTTTGATACTGTGATTGATTCAGAAGCATATCTTGGTGAAGTAGCTGGTGGTAGTGACCGTTATCTTTCGGAAGATTATTTCTTTTGTCAATTTGCTCGAAAGATTGGATATCAAATTTTCTTATGTCCGTGGATGGAATTGGGTCATATGGGTTCATATGTTTTTACAGGTTCAATGGCAAGTCTCGCAAATCTAGAATTTGCATCACATGGTATGGATACAACAAAAGTAAGCACTCATGAAAAACGAAGAAAAAAAACAAACTCAAAGAAGAAACGAAAATGAAGTTGACTATGTTTTCGATGAGGGCAAGTATTTAAGTGAAATTTGGGATGCAATTGATAAAACCTATATTTCACATTACGCTCAAAACAAAATACAATCAACAGAGTTTATCGCTGATGCAGGACACGGAGAAGGGTTCTGTATTGGTAACATCATTAAATACGCTCAAAGGTATGGTAAGAAGGGCGGATTTAATAGAAACGACTTGACAAAAGTCGCTCATTATGTTATTATTATGTTATACTTACATGATAATCATTACAACCGTGAATCTCAAGGAGAACACAATGAAGTTAAGTGAAAGCACAGTATCGTTCCTGAAGAACTATGCTAATATCAATCAAAGTTTAGAGTTTCGTGAGGGTAGCACTCTCAGAACTGTTTCCCCTCTAAACACAATTCTGGCCTCTGTTGAGATCAGCGAAGACTTCCCTAAGACGTTTCCTATCTATGAACTGAATCGTTTTCTTGGAACTCTTTCTTTATTTAAAGACCCCGAATTGGTTTTTTCGGATAGTAGTGTGTCAATAAAAGACGGTAACCACGAATCGACATATCATTATTGTGGTAGTAGTTCAATGTTTCAGACTCCACCTGAGAAAGAAATTGACTTTCCAGATGCGGAAGTTTCTTTTGAGTTGTCTGAAGATATTTTCAAGAAGACTATCAATGCCGCTAACACTCTTGGATTACCAGAAGTTGTTATACAAGGCGATGGAAGTGAAATTCGTATTCTTGTGGCGGATACTGGAAATACAACATCCGATTCTTTTTCAACTACTGTTGGTTCAACTGACAAGACTTTCCGAATGATATTCAAGATGGAAAATCTCAATAAGTTGATGGAGGGTACATATGATGTTCGCCTTTCTTCTAAACGAATATCTCACTTCAAACGTCAATCCGATACTTTAAACTACTGGATTGCTTTGGAAGCAAACTCATCCTATGATGAGTAATTTGAATTTAATTTATATTATGAAAGTGAAATATTATGGCAAAAGATTCTCTATTGTGGGTGGAAAAATATCGCCCACCTACAATCTCAGAATGTGTTCTATCGGATAAAATCAAGGGAACACTATCTGATTTGACTAAAGACGGAAAAGTTCCCAATCTTTTATTATCTGGTTCAGCAGGAGTTGGTAAAACAACTGTTGCTAGAGCACTATGTGAACAAACCAATTCCGATTACATAATCATCAATGGTTCGGATGAGGGTAGAATGATCGATACTCTCAGAAATAAGATGACACAATTTTGTTCTACCACATCTTTATCTGGTAGTTCAAGAAAAGTTGTTATCGTTGATGAAGCAGACTACTCAAATCCCGATTCTGTCCAACCAGCAATGAGAGGATTCATTGAGAAGTTTGCTGATAACTGTTCTTTCATCTTCACTTGTAATTACAAAAATCGTATTATTGAACCGATACATTCCCGATGTGCGGTTGTAGATTTTGTTCTCGGCAAAGATGAAAAACCAGAGATAGCATCTAAGTTCATGGAAAGATGCGAACATATTCTTAGCTCTGAGAATGTGGTTCACGACAAGAGAGTTGTTGCAGAACTTATCAACAAACATTTTCCTGACTTTCGTAGAGTAATCAACGAACTTCAAAGATATTCAACTTCTGGTAATATCGATTCTGGTATTCTAGCGAATATTGGTGAAATGAATTTGACTCAATTAATTTCATCTCTGAGAGAAAAGAATTTTCAGAACATGAGAAAGTGGGTTGCTACTAATGTTGACAATGACCCTGCTACTGTCTATCGTAAAATCTATGACAAACTATATGAAGTATTGGAAAAATCTTCCATACCACAAGCGGTATTGATTATCGCGGATTATCAGTATAAATCTGCATTTGTTGCAGACCAAGAGATTAACTTGGTCGCATGCCTGATTGAACTGATGTCGGAATGTGAGTTTGTATGAACCCATTTGACTTCATAAATCAAATCAATCATGGTAAGAAGAACTTGATTGATGAAACGCCAATACTTGAGAAGGAGTATAACTCCTTTATTATAAATCGTGGTTTAAGTTTCAACCACGATACTGCTCTGTTCGCTAATGAAATGAACTTTCGCAACCACCTAGATTCAAAACTTCAGTTTGACTTTTTACTAAATACAATAAGACCCAAAAAAAGATGGGGTAAATGGATTAAACGTGAAAATAATGATGTTCTTGAATTGATCAAGAAATATTACAATTGTAGTTACGAAAAAGCAAGAGATTATTCTACATTGCTGGATGACTCACAATTAGACATTATTCGACAAAATATTGAATTAGGTGGTTTGAAAGGAACAAAATGAGCGAAGCTATCATCCAAGCGATGATTGAAGTGAAGTTAAAAGAACCCGATGATTTTCTCAAAGTAAGAGAAACCCTCACAAGAATCGGTATTGCATCACGCAAAGAAAAAACATTATTTCAATCGTGTCATATTCTCCATAAACAAGGAAAATATTACATAGTACATTTCAAAGAATTATTTTCATTAGACGGAAAAACATCCAACTTTTCAGAGAATGATGAAGCACGGAGAAATACCGTTGCTAATTTACTTTCTGAATGGGAATTAATATCTTTGGTAGAACCAGAAAAATCAGCAGAACCTACAGTTCCATTGAGTCAACTCAAGATTCTTTCTTTTAAAGAGAAGGATGAATGGGAATTGACACCGAAATATAATATAGGAAACAAAAAGGAAGCTGACAATGAGAATGACAAGTGATTTATATTTTTTCAAAACGAGTCCAGAAGTAAAAGAACCATTTCGTGCTACGGTAGGTTCTGCTTGTTTTGATATGTGTTCATTTTTACCTGAGAGTTCAGAAGTAAGTGTTTATATGAATTCTCATGAACAGTTGGACAAAAGAAACAGAAAAGTAGTAGATGGAAGAGTTCAGATCAATCCTCACGAAAGAGCATTGATTCCTACTGGATTGATTTTTGACATTCCAAGTGGTCACTCTGTTCGTTTATATCCAAGATCGAGCCTTGCATTGAAACAAGGCTTGACACTTGCTAACAACGTGGGCATTATCGATTCTGATTATGTCGAACCAGTTTATATGATGGTTTATAACATAAGTGGATATCAACAATTTGTATCCGATGGAATCCGTATATGTCAGGCAGAAATGGTAAAGGATTTGCCATATATTATTATGAAAAGTGATGTTCGCCCAGAACAAAAAACTGATAGAGATGGAGGATTCGGTTCAACTGGAAAGGACTAACTTGGCTTATATTTTACACAAATGGACGGTTGCTACTGTTCAAGTCGTTTACTACATACCAGACTATTTACACGTTGTGAATGAGTTTATGTGGCAGACAGAAGACCAAGTTCCCGAATATCCCCGCTGTAAGCGATTTCTCGATTTTTGGGATAAGAATATTGACGGGCCGATTAAAGAAGCTTACATTTACGATCAAGGTCAAAGTAAAGTCAGGATGGTAGACCGAAAATTTAAAATGAACTAGAATAAAACTATATTATGTCCGAAGAAAAAGATAACACTCAAGTAGAATATAAAGAAGAGAGACAGATGGGCAAGGCCGCAAGTCTTGCTATGGAACTCTCTAAAGAAAAGAAACGTCTGCAAGAAGAACTTGAGGATATGCAGGCACAGTTTGAAGAAGTCTCCCCTAGTACACCTTCTGGTGGCCCAGACAGTTATCTCAAATGGATAGGTGTGGTTGCTGCCGTATTTGGAATATTTCTACAAAATGCAGGACTACCAATATATGGTCAAATTTTTTACATAGTTGGTGCGTGTAGTTGGACAGCTGTAGGATTTTACTGGAATGATAAAGCAGTTATGTTAGGTAGTGTGATTCCAGCAACTTCCGTGGCGATGAGTCTGATACAAAAAACAGTAGAAATGTACAGGTAATGAAGAAAAAACTTGACAAAGAGTCGATGTCTTGGTATAATATAAGTATAGTGAGTGAGAAAAGGGATTGACCCTTTTCATTTTTAATATTAAGCAAAATTATATTATGAGTATATTTGACATCGAAGACGGTTGTAATAAAAATATGGAACAGATTATTTACGAAGAAATGGGAAAAATAGTAACCAGAACCACCAAAACAAAGTGGACTGACTCTAAATATGAAAATTTGAAAACATCATCAATGACAATGAAAGGCGACTTTGGTGAATCTGTTACCAGTAAAATGTATAATAATATTGATGGATTTAAATCGGAGGTAGTAAATAAAGGTATCGGAGAATTTGATATTTTATTAACTTGTGGTAACGGTGTTACTTGGAGAATAGAACACAAACTTGCCACCGAAGACACCAGTAATTCTTTCCAGTTCAACGGTATAAAAAAAGATGTAAATTATGACTTTGTTTTTTGTATGGGGGTTTCTCCCAATGATTTATATTTTCATATTCTTACAAAAGAAGAAGCTCAACATCTCACTACAATGATGGCAAAAGGAGTTGCCGGAACATACAAATATACCAAGACGAAAAATTCTATGTTGGAGTATACAGAAAAAAACTTTTGGGAAGTTAACAAAAAAAGTTTGGTAAGATAATATAAAAAAATAAATATAAATTTTTAGAGAGAGAAAACCTTGTCAAGTAAATGGAATGGTCTTGTAAATGACTTGAATAAAACTGAAATTCCAGAATATGCAATAAATAAAAGTTTGCCCTCGGATAGTTATTTTACATCTGATAAAACTGCTAAAAAATGTTTTAATATTTTAAATGAATCTTTGTTGAAAGAAAATATTAATATTGAAGACTATACCTTTATTGAACCAAGTGCTGGTAGCGGAGTATTTTATAATTTACTGCCTTCCAATAAAAGAATAGGTGTAGAACTTCATGATAGAAATAATAAATTTATTAAATCAGATTATTTGACATGGAAACCTAAAAACTTAAAAGACAAATATATAGTTTTGGGAAATCCACCTTTTGGTGTTCGTGGTGCATATGCATTGGCCTTCATTAATCGTTCATTACTTTGGTCTGATTATGTTGGTTTTATCCTACCTATGTCTTTTCATAGTAATGGGAAAGGTACTAATATGAAAAGAGTTGAGAATGGACATTTAATACATTCACAAATATTAGAACAAGAAAGTTTTTTTTCACCAGACATTAATAAAGAAATAACAATTAATTCCTTATTTCAAGTGTGGAAAAGAGGAAAGGGGAAAAGTGTTTTTAGTGATTATGATGTTTCCGCTTATGTAGATATATTTACAGTTTGTGCATCACCAGATAGATTGTGTGGATTAGATAAGATTGGTAAATATGATTTTTATGTATCATCTAGTTTTTTTGGTAATACTTTAAAAACAGTATATGACTTTGAGAACGTGAAATACAAGTCTGGATATGGTGTAATAGTTAAAAAATCTAAAAATCAAATATTATCAAAAATAAAAAATATCGAATGGAACAAATATAGTTCATTAGCAACTAATAGTGTGAAACATATTCGTAGACATGCAATAGAAAAATGTTTATTTGAATTGGGGTTTGGTTTAGAAATAGATGAAGAAAATACTGGAGCAACACTGGATAATTTTTTCGGTGCAATTTGAAAAAAGGAAGTAGTAATCAATTTTTAAAGAAGGTTGCTTAAAAAATAAAGCGAGTAGTTGTTGGCAACGCTTTGGAATTCCATTCCGAAGAACTTGGTTCAACTCCAAGTGCTCGCTCCACCAAAAAATTATTATGTTATTGAAACAAATAGATAAAATTACTGCAGCAGAATTTATTGCAGATAGACACTATTCGGCGGTAATGCCAAGTTTGACAAAGTATTATCTAGGATGTTTCGTTGAAGAAGAGTTGGTGGGTGTTATTACTTTTGGTTGGGGTACAAGACCAAAACATACAATCCAAGCACTATTTCCAGAATTAGACACTAAAGATTATTACGAAATTGGTAAAATGTGCATGGATGATTCTATGCCCAAAAATAGTGAATCTCAATTGTTGTCATTATCGGTCAAGTGGTTAAAAGAAAATACAGAGATCAAGTATCTCTTTACATGGGCAGATGGTATCGTAGGGAAGCCAGGTTATGTATATCAGGCTGCAAACTTTCTGTATGGGGGATTTTCCATAACAGATACCTATGTTACTGAAAATGGTGAAAAGGTACATCCTAGAACTATGCAAGGAATACTACCAAATGAAGAAGGTTTGAAGTATGGACATAGACCAAATTTTGAACAATTGAAGGAATTGAAGTTGAGTAGAGTGAAGGGAAAACAGTTCAGATATATTTATCCTATGAGTAAAAAAGATAGAAAATATTTGAAGAAATCAACCGCTACGTGGAACTTAAATCATCCGAAACATTCAGATTTAGAATGGAAAATCAAACTACCTGGCGAAACAGAATATACTAAGACACAAATAATGCCCTTTGACTTAACGAAAGAATTGGTATATAACAAGAAAAATATTGGAAAGTATAGGGCAGAATCGAATTTAAAACAGTTTTTTGATTAATGCGAGTAGTTGGGCAGAAACCCTTTGGAGTTCCACTCCGAAGAGACAGGTGCAACTCCTGTTGCTCGCTCCATTTTCGGTATAAATAACTATGAAAACAAAGTATAAACTAATAGTGAATGGTTCTGGAAGTTATTCAGAAGATTCATTGTTCAAACTATATTTTACGATT